TGCCGCCGTGCGCTGGGCCGCAGCCGCCTCCTCCTCTACCCGTCGCCTCTCATCCTCTAGTAGCCGCCTATCAGCCCGCTCCCCGCGCTCATAGCCGCGCACAAGGCCGCGCTCCGCCCGGTCATACAGCCGACCAGCACGCCGCTCCCGATACTCCGGTTGAGTCCGTATCCTCCGTAAAACACGTTGCCTCTTAAGTCGCCGTCTTTCTTGCAGCATCTCGTGATAAGTGAAATCGGCTACCGAATCCGCCCTAATATCCCGCCTGTCAATAACGCCCTCGGCACTCTCTCCAACCTCACTAGACCGGCCAGCAAGTCTCTGCCGCAACTTCTCCCGCTGGATAGCACTTGCGGGTGATACATGATCCGGATACTTCCGAAGCGGAGACTGCCTATGCTCACCCGGCGTGTAATCAACACGCTCACCCTGAGCGTTGACCAGATATGAACCAATCTTTGCCCGTCTAGCCCCCGCTGCCAGATTCGCAAATCGGGTTCCCTTGGGGCGTTCCCAAATTGTGCCCTCCTGAACCAACCCGTCGATATCGGCATCACGAGCATTCGGGTTATAAGGAACCACTTTCGGCATCCGGCGAGCCATGCCGGAGATACCCCTACCCCGTATCCGTCTACGCAACCCACCCATCAACTTGATCCTGAGATCAGGGTCTTCTAATACCTTGTCAAACTTCGCCGCCTTGAAATCAATCAAGTCGTCCTTCTCAAACCCCCATTTAGTGTTGATCCGAATGCTGGAAACATTCTTTTGTTCTCTCCACATGGTCGAATCAAGTGCCAACGACTTTCGCTCTACCGTCACAAACGGGCCACGCTCCGGACGCCAATACTCAGACTTAGTAGGACCACCCTCCTCCTCCCGTGGAGGAACCATGGAGAACGGCTTCACTGTTCCCCTCGGTCGCCGCGGTGCCCGCAGCGACAGATACAGGACGAACACCCACCGCGCGACAATCTTGCGTTCCCCTGTAACCGAATAAACAACGATTCGATCATTCGCTCCGGGGATCTCCATAAACCACGCTTTAACAGAAAGACTGTCTTGGAACTCTTTTGCCAATCTCATTATTGCTTCAGTCGGATCGTGTGAACCGATTGCATGCCTTCTAAGTCCACCCCACCTGACTCGCATCTTCGCCGCAGTAGCGGCATCCATTTCCTTCGTCCGTTCCAACCGAACAGAACCTTCCGGAAACGAGTATTCAATCGCTTTCACTCCTCTGGTAAGCAGCCGCACCTCGTCTCCACCAAGGTTGCCCTTGGGGATATTGGAAGTGACATAGACCGCCTCTTGTAGATTGTCGTGGTCTATCCTCGCCAACTCCTCAGGACCGATTGTCGGCTCAAACACCGCTCCATCCCTACGAATAAGACGAGTCTGATTCTTTTTTTGAGATGTGAAAGCCAGAACATCCTTAACTGAACCTTCACGACGCTTTTTATTCGGCCTTGTTGTCGGTTGGATCGCCGCCTGCCGTATGACGGCAAAGGGATTTCCTTGAGGTTTATTAATGATGATTTCTCTTGCGATGTCTGGGAGGTCTTCAGCCTGAGCACTTTCAAGACGCCGAGTCATCTTTTCTCGGTCAACCGCCGTAACAGCCCCCGGCCCCTCCTCCGGAGCATCGAAAACCATTCCACCACAATTGGCCAACTTGGGGTCAGTGAACCGACCACCGTTGATGTACCCAGACGGGCACCGCAATGCCCGCGCCGCTGCGATGGGCGTCAATCCACCACCGATTCCACCACCGATTCCACCACCGCCGCCTCGTCCGCCGCCAATCCCACCGCCGCCGGGAGTCAACGCCCCCCACAACAACGAACGACCCGGATTGCGATACTTGCCCATGTCACCGGGAACGAAGAATGAAGCCATACTTTGAAGCATCCGGCCACTTCGGCCGTGGGACCTGACCAAGCCGCCCCTCAACCCACCAAACAACTTGACATCAATCAAGTCCTGTACTGTTTCCACTTCGGTGTATCTCGGGTACCCCTCATCCCATTCAAAGGAACCCGGCATTGGTACCGACTTGCACCCCTGCTTGAACCGTGCCGCCTTATATTCAATAGCATTCTGGCTACCATGGATCGGCCTAGTCGCCATCCCGCCTAATCGCCTATAGATCCTCCAACTAGCGATCTCAACGCCCGCTTCACTTTTTCCACGACGCCGCTTGCGCTTACCGGGAATAGCGCGACGAAGCACCCGACCCGTTGTTCCACCACCACGGCGAACGCCATGATGGTTACCCTCGTTCGGCCACTTCCCAGTTGTTTCGTGGTGGAGCCACGCGCAAATCCGTTGAAGCGGATACAACTCTGGGTGGTTAGCAAGAATGACGATACAACGCCGAAAACCGCCGGGCTTCCGCATGATGGGACGCCAATATTTAAGCAGTGCTTCCAAATTGCCGCGACGAGGACCGTGACCACGGAGAAGATCCCCCGTAATCCGCTCCTGCGGAATTAGATCTATTAAGTCTTGAGGTAATTTGACCTCAATATCGACCCCGCCCAACACGGGACCCTCACTCCGGAAGTTCTGCTTCAAGCATCTCAAGTTCCATGAGCGAAGATACAAACTGTGCCTCTTCCGCCGCCTTCTCAGCCCATTCAACTGGAAGCAGGTCAGAGCGCTCCAACTCCTCTGCACGTTGCTCTATGTGTTTGCGGAGATCAGACGACTTCGCCCGATAGTTGATACGAATCGCATCGAACAAATCATCCGAATTCACAATCGGATAAGAACCGTCGGCCATAGCGAGGCCATCTTCGGCCATCTGGTCCGTATCCACTGAAGCGTAAGCACGCTTCAAACGCAATTCCGATTCAAGGGATTCCTTCTCCATGCGTAGCACTTTGATCTCATCCTCTTCTTCTTCGGTGAATTCAACCTCATCGGAACCAAGGAACTTGCCATCCACGCTGACGTAGGCGTCGTAGGACTTGCCATCCACGCCATCGATTTCAACAACGTAGGCATCCTCACCTAGGAAGATGTCCACATCCACCCCAAGCGACTTGCCCTTGATGTTTTTCAAAGCGGTCTGCTCTGCCTCGTTGAAGGAAACGACGGCCACACGGTCTTCAGAGTTGGCAGATTTAACCGTTACATCACCGTCCAGCATGATCCACCCAAGAGGAGAACCATTGCCAGCGTAATAGGCTTCCACGAAACCATCGTTTGTCTTCAGATCAAGAACGAAAATGTCGTCCTTGGGGGCGTAGCCCGAATCGACCACCTCTCCCTTGTATTCGATTTCAGCCGCAACTTCAACCTCAAGAAGACCCGGAAGACCCTTTTCGCTGGCACAGCCGCCACGACAGAAGTTGCACACATCACCACTACGAACCTTGCGTTCAATAGCACACACAAAGTCTGTATTGCCAAACGACTTGACCTGCTCAGAGGAGTAACCAAGTCGCTTCAACCGACTACTCAACGCAACTGGATCCATCAAAAGAGGGTCATCTTTTGTAGCGACTTCTTCCTCATCCTCTTTCCTGTGTCCGACAAGGGTTGCCTGTGGAAAGCGCGGACCCCTCTCTTCCTCGTCTTCCCCCTCTCTTGCCTGACTAGCCATAGCCAATAGTCGTGCCAACCGCGGGTTGGCTGCGGGAACCGGCGCGTCCGAACCCGGAGGAGGCGGCAGCCGGTTGGGAGTTGGTGTGGGATTGAGACCCGGTGGAGGGGGCGGTGGAGGGGGCGGTGCAACTGCCCGAGGTGGCGGTGCGCTCTCATCCTCTTCATCACCCATCACCGGAGGTACCGGAACCCGGCGCTTCTCTTCTTCGTCTACGAGGGGATACGGCTGCTCCTCTTCCTCCTCCTCATCAATCTCTACCTCAAAAGCCTTCATGTCTTCTGTGACTTGTGAGGGATCCATTTCCACGACGACGATGCGCCGCTTCTTGGGTGCCTCATTGGGTACCTCCTGAGGATCTTCCTCATATCCCTTTTCGACATCTTCATCGAATTCAGGATCACCCGGCTTAAGCACAACGTGGTCATACGGATGACCAGTTACTACAGCATGTGTCTTCTCGCCATCGTCATCACTCGCAGCAGACTTTTCCTCACCGTCAGACTCTTCCGCCTCTTTGGCATCGACACTATGCCACGGACAATTCTCCATGTCCTTACATTCCTCTTCAGAATGGTCAGCCTCGCCATGGCCCTTTTCTTCAGTGTCGTCCTCAGACTTAGCCTCAGCCTCATCATCAGACTTAGCCTCAGCCTCAGCCTCATCATCAGACTTAGCCTCATCTTTCAACGCCGAGGCAATACCTTCCAACGCGGCGATCTGGTCCTCAAGGGACTTTTCATCACCAGTTTCAGACTGCTCGTCTTTAACTTCTTCTGACATTTTTAACTCCTTAGGACTGGGTCTCGCTGACCAACCATTTGACACTGGATAGAGCCTTACTCATCGCCTGAACAACGCTCAATTTCGTTTGCTCATCCTGCGGCAGCAAAACCTCAAGAGTTTTCATACCGGCAGCAAACGCTTCAGGAGTGGGGAACCTCACAGAGATACCCACCCCAACCAATGCCTCAACGACATCAGCGATCTCATCTTCCGTTTCACACTCAAAGGGAAGACTTTCAGAATATTCTTTATACGAACCTGCAAGCAATACCTTTTCCTCAACTGGCTTCTTCTGTTCTAGAGGACCCTCAGAAGGCATCACATCAGTAACAATGCTTTGAAGAATATCAATAACCTGAGAAATCTTTTCAACATTACGAGTATTCACAGCACGAACACCCTTGGTTTCACCAGCGCAGGAACCACAGGCGCCACCACATTCGCAGCCGCCCCCCTTGGTTTCCTCGTCTAGAACCCGGACGAACGTTTCCAAAACCGCCTGCTTCGGCTGAGAAAACATGAACTCCGAATTGCCTTCATCGAAGTGGTAACGAATCACCCACGCCTCATCTTCCCCCTTGGTCACCACAGCCCGGGTGTCATCAAAATCCCACAACTTGACTTCCTGATCAAACGTGGCCTTGACTGCTACCTCTAGTTGAGCAGCCAGATCAGCGATTTCCGCGGGTTCCGGCTCCTCAGTATCAAAAACGGTTTTAACAGCGCACAACTCACCCTCTGTGCCACACTCAGATTCCTCGTTGCCCTTCACGGACAACGTGCTAGTCAACTGGTTTGCTCCGTGAAGCACAGGTGAAACCTCGTACAGTTCCACCTCTTTTAGAATATTCGCCTGATGAGTGGGGTCGTAGTCGGCATCGATGGTCTTGTAACCAATGCTCCACTCTTGTTCCTCACCAAAGAAAGCAACATTGGCAAACGCTTCTTTCCCTCGTTCGGCATTCATGTTGAACTGAACCTTCGCGAACAGGCCGCCGACACCGGCGTCAAACATCTTCTGAGGTAGTCGCCGGTCCTTCGGTGGGACTTCAAAAATATCTAGAACTTTGCCAATCGGCTCGTTCCAGTTGTGTCCCCACACCACTCGTGGTTTACGACGCTTCAAAGAACTATCGAAAGCACCGGGGATAATAATGTCACCAACAGAATCTTTATTGCCAATAGCGGCAACAAAGCACTCAACGATGCCCTTTGCCTGATCAATATTGATTTGACCAGCACGGGCTTTAAATCGGATTTCTGTATTTTCAGTGAAAGTTAAAGTAGACATGGGGACCCTCACGGTTCAGACTGTGAGAAGCATACACCCAACCATAAGTCCATGTTGGAAAGTTTACTAAAAGGTGTTTTAGTAAACTACTGCTCTCCGAATTTCAACAAACAACGACAATTTATGACTAAGTGCGGTGGTGCCAATGGATCACCGGGAAATCTCAAAACACCATTCCCCGCCTTGAACCCATCAGCCAAAGGAATCGTTCTGCCCTGCAATGCAGCATGAGCCGCCCGGACCTTCTGATCTTTCCTCGTCACCCAAGTTTTTGTAGCCGCCCCTGCCCGTTTACCACCAAAAAACAATCCAGCGTTATATGCGCCCGTACTCTCAACTTCCGCTATATCCAGCAGCCGCTTGGTTAACAAGGCAGCAAAAACGGCACCAACTGCCGTTCCCAATATCGCCACCTTTGCAGACATCGGCGCTTCATCTCCATCATCCCCCAACAACAGGGCTGCCAGCAGAACCGCCCCTGCCAATTCCTTCTTCGTGGTCTCATTCACATGCTCGGCGCGTACAAGTTGAGACTCAATATATTCCTGAACTTCTTCCTCCTCCATGTCCACCTTCTCGTCCGACTCCCGTAAAGCAGTAGTGGACGCTTCCAACATCGCCCCCGCAATCACCGGAGCAAGATCCTCACGAAGTTGCTTATTCCATATGTCTGTATCAAAAATTTGTTCAACTTTCAATTCACCGCTCGACAAGGATCGTTTTGTTTTCGCTCCTGAAACCTTTTCAGTGATGACTCGTTCTTGCCGCTCAAAATAACGTTCCAAGGATCGCTTGAAAATCGCTTCCCACCTATCGATATCCTGAAACGCCTTAGTCTCCCAATCTCCGTTGAGGTCAAATCTCTTGAACTCAAAATCTGCCACTCCCTTGGGCATCGGGAATGCTCCCGGTGGAAGTTCGCCACCGAGTTCAGGCTCTGGTATCGGCTCGGCTGGCGGAACCGCAACCCCCTCCATCGGCATGCCCTCCATCGGCATGCCCTCCATCGGCATGCCCGGTGGCATCCCCGGCATCCCCGGTGGCATTGCTTCTTCTTTAGGCATTGGCTCTTCAGTATTACCAATGGGCGCAAGTTGAGGACTAGCCAACATTGAATCAGCCAAAAAGGCGTCAACCTTGTCCCTGCCCGTAATCTCCCGATACTCGTTAGGAGTTATCATCCCCATCTGGGCTTCTTGTAGGTAGTGACGCTCCTTCTCTTGTTTCGCTAGTTCAAGTACCGGAACAGACCTAGTATCAAATGTGACATAGAATTTTTCGTCCAGTACGTCAAGCCCACGAGAAAGCAGTTCAAGGTGGGGGTTCATCGTTTCGTTCCAAAAAACCTTCCCCTCTTCAGCAGCATTTGAAAAGGTCCGGCCTGCCGCGTTGCCGATCACTGATTCAGGAACACCAAAGGCAGCCAGAATCTCATCCTTGGTTACTTGTCGTAGAGATTCGTAGGCTGCTTCTCTGGGACTGGCGGCCGTATCAACGAAATCTGCTCCATCATCGGATGAGATAACACCGATTCCACCAGTCCTAGAAAGATTCCCCCTAAACCGTGCTTGAAGTTCTTGCTTGTCGTCATCATCAATCATCCCTCTCAACACGAGCAGCCCGCCCGGGCGGCCGTCATTCAGCAAGAAGTTCCTGTTGTACAACTTGGCCAAATGTTCCACTTCGATCGCTACCCCAGCCGACTCCATCGGGGTCATCGATAGATATGGATCCAAAGGATGCGGACGCCGAATCCAAATAACATTCTTTGGATTTAAACGCTGCTTCTTACCGTTGGGAAGTTCAACCTCAAATGCTGCAACAAACTTCTTCTCGTCGGGGATCGGAGCCGTATTCTGAGGAGGAAGCAGGTGCAGAGCCTTTGGCATCCCACCCCTCCCTCGAACGATCTCAATAAACACTCCACGGGTACTCATCAGCAACTGGGCAGAAACCCGATACCTGAAAGCAAACGCGCTTTCACCCTCATTCGACTTTTGATTCAGCAGCGTGGCTAAATCTTCATTTTCCTCATCGCGTGGAACCCTCTCACCGAAAGGTGAGTTATCTCGCAAGAAGGCAATAGGCAAACGTGCTTGGTTGCTAGAGATAGCATCAATAGCGCGATAGACCCAAGTGACCTTCGCGACTCCCTCACGGTAAGCGCGCTCAATATCCCAACCGTCGGAATAAGGTTTACCAACTAAACCAGCGTTGTACGCTATGGGAGCACCGATGGAGATAGACTTCCCCTCGGTGGGTTTTATCGATTTGTCGCTGGAGTTCCACGCCATGTTTATTCAGACCCCAAAATATAGCCATAGAAGCCTAGGGCAACTCCGAACCCGGTGATGCCTAAGCCTGTGTCGAATTTACTCAAACCTATTCCCAATAGTATTACAGAAGCGACCATGCAGAGATGAGCAATGCCAGAACGATTAAATAGGCTTTTGAAGTCAAACAAGTTTAATTCCTATCGCTATCAACTCGAACGCCGAGAGTGTATCTCATTATGAAAGACTGGTCAGACATCTATGAGTTCCTCCAACCAACAGAACCTCTGTTCTGCCCTGAGAAGCCATCACTAACACAAAAGACCTACCTACGATGTTCGGACATGGAGGCTCTTTTCGGTGGGGCCGCCGGTGGAGGCAAATCCTCCGCCCTGCTCATGGCTGCTCTCCAATATGCAGACATCCCCAATTACTCCGCGATTCTCTTCAGGCGCACCTACGCCGACCTCGCCCTACCGGGCGCGCTTATGGACCGTTTTCTTTCTTGGACTAAAGAGTACGACGAAGTTCACTGGAACGGCTCCACATATGTCGCAACTTTTCCATCCGGAGCACGAGTTACTTTCGGATACCTCAACAACCAAAATGACTACCTTCGCTACAAATCCTCAGAATTCCAGTTCATTGGTATGGACGAGGTTACCGAACTACGCGAATTCGACTATCGCTACATGTTCAGCCGTTTGCGTAAACCCAACAGCGGTCCGCTCTCTGAGGTTCCTCTACGCATGAGATGTGCTTCCAACCCGGCGCCCAATTGGGTTAGGCAACGATTCATCGTGGAGGGTAAGGAAAAAGGTCGCATCTTCGTTCCTAGTTTCTTGGACGACAACCCCGGCATCGACCCAGAGTCATACCGCCGTGCCCTACAAGAAATCGATCCCATCGAACGTCAACGATTGGAAAACGGCGACTGGTGGGCCGTCTCCTCGGGAAGCATGTTCGACCGAGAGGCTTTCATCATCATCGAACCCACCGACCTCCCAGATTTCAAACAACCAGAATACGTTCGCTTCTGGGATCTGGCATCCACCGAACCGTCCAACGTCACCCCTGATCCAGACTGGACCGTGGGGATTCTCGGGGTGTTCGATCAGGGCGTGTTCTACGTCATCGATGTACAGCGCATCCGCGGCAAAGGCGACAAGGTGGAGCGCCTCATTTCTGAAACCGCACAAACAGACGGTGCTCATGTTTCCATCAGGATGGAGCAGGAGCCGGGCAGTAGTGGCAAGAATCTGGTTGACCAGTACGCCCGCTACGTTCTTCCCGGCTGCGACTTCATCGGGATCAGGTCTACCGGTAACAAGGTAACCCGAGCCAAACCATTCGGTGCCGCACTCGCCAACGGCAACGTTCGACTGGTCCGTGGTCCATGGATTTCCGACTATCTGGACGAAATGGCAACATTTCCAGAGTCGTCATGGCACGACGATCAGGTCGATGCCACCTCTGGATGCTTCACGGAAGCCGCCGGTTTGGGCTCCGGCCAACGAAAAAGAGTACAAATCATCGTCTGATGCTTGACTCGCTCACCAACGCGCGGATATGGTCAGCGCTCCGGCCTACCGGCGTCGCCTGACCAGCGTCGTTCGCCCGTTAGAGGGGCTGGAATCTTAACGTCCTGTGGTAGGACGCCCCTGACCTACACTTCATGGTGGAACTCGGCAGCAGTCAGCACCAGTACCAGAACGAAATCGGATGAAGTGTGGATGCCCGCTGACCGACCGCTTCTGTTCAAAGCGCAAGGTGCCATTTACGACAGTCCGACTGTGACCGGAGTAAATCTTGGCTCTCCGTTTGGAGGGCCAAGAACTCTCGCCCTCTTGCTCCCAGAGTAACGATTCTTTCTGTTCTTCATTCTACTTGTTAATTAATTAGGTTATTAATTAATTACGAAAATCGAACACCTGTTCGGCTATGGCGAATTTTGTCAATTAGAAACGCTTGCCTCTGAAGCCGGTACCCATGTACGCTTTCATCAACTCCCGTTCCAAATCATCGGTCAAGAGTTGACCGTGGTAGAAGTAGGTTCTGTTTCGAGGTTGCAGTTTCTTCATTAGGTTTACTAGTTTCTTCATCTCATCTTTTCTTGGTTCTGGCACGAAGAGCCGATCCTACAAGATTTCTAAGGTTTGCCGATACTGAAAGCCCTCTAATATTGTGACATGCGTCAATCGAACGAACGTTCGGGCGACGAAAAAGTTGTCTTTGTCGCAGGGGTTTGGTAACCTCGGTGGGTACTACTACTAAGGAGAAGGTATGGGACTTCAAGAGGATCTGCAAGCCTCGCTTGACAAACTGGACGAGGCTATCCACTATGAGCGCAATGCCGACGATCCCGAACGAACGATGCGACTCATCTTTCTTGGGTTCATAGTTGGTGAGGCTAAGAAAACCATCGCCTCATTACAGAAGGAGGCAGCAGAGATATTGTTGAAGTCTGATTGGGACCGCAGCCCTTTTCAGAATCAGCACTTCTCTATGGAGACTAAAACTGGGCAACCGCGTAAGAAATGGGATCACGACGGTTTGGCAGCACTGGTCGCCAAAAGGATTTCTGACAGTTCCATCGACATGGATACCGGCGAGGTTCTAAAGAGTGTCCAACAGATGATCGCGGAACTACTTGAATACGCAGCACCTTCTTACTGGAGAGTTGGGGCGCTGAAGGAACTTGGTATTGACCCGGACGATTTTTGTGATGTTGGCGAACCACTAACCAACCTTATC